GCAATTTTGGGATTACTTGTGTGAAAAGCGTTTGAGCGATGAGTTGGAATTTGCTTTTGCAGTTTCGACACACACAGGTGAACTCGACAGTGTCCTTAAGTACGCTACAGTCGACCGTGACTACACCCCCTGGGATGTTGAGTGTATGGATATCGCTGTAGATTGGGCTATTAGCGATTTGAAACCTTGGATCGATGGTGGGTTTACACCCATCTATGATGTCATGCGCCACATTGACCCGACCAAAAACCCTGGTTGGCCAACGATGAATCATTTCAAAAACAATGGGGATGCATTATCTGATGAACACTACTTGAAATACTTGTTAGATGTATACATCCCATCCTATTCCACTACCAACCCTTGCCCTGCGTTTGTTGCAGTGTTCCCGAAGGGCGAGCTCAAGACCCGAGTTAAGTTGGATATGGATGATTTTCGCACTATTTCGGCTGTTTCATTGGCGCGCAAGGTTGTGGGTAACATCTGCGGCCTGGCGTTTAATAACAGCTTTTTGAATTTTGCTGGAGTGGCGTGGAGTGCTTTTGGCACTGCTATGACTACTTCTTGGAGTGCATTTGGCCTACCGTTCGTCTACGGAAATTGGCACAGGTACATTAAGTCTCTTTGTGTACCTGGTTGGACTCCTTATCATAATGACGCCTCCCGCCACGACTCTATGTTCAAGAGGTTGATGTGGTATGGAGTGTACACTACGGCATTTTTTCGCATCGCACCAGTTTTTTGGGAACTCAGAGTTGTTTTTCTGGAACAATCAGTTGGCGAAGATGACCGGGCCTATGGTTCTGACAAATGGTACTGTGCTGTACCGTCGGGACGCTGCTCAGGATTCTGGGCAGTCAGACACAATTGTTGACAACACCGTTGGTAGTAAATTACGTTGGGATACAGCGTTCATATCCTTGTTCCGTAAGAAATTCGGCCGTGCGCCTGAAAAGTCCGAGAGGGCTGAGTATTATCGCGACGGCTGGGTTGGGGATGATGGGTGTGGCAGTTTCAACCAGAATAAGGGGATCACCCTAGCTGAGATGGAACTGGAGATTTACAATATTTTTCGGTGTTTTGTCAAGCAACATGAAGTTTCACATTGGACAGAAGTTGAATTTTGTTCTCAAACAACCGGTTTTGACCGTG